TGATGCCTTCAACCTATCGCTTATATGAGTTCTGTGTGGGCACAGAGCGAGAGATCCCACTAGATCAAATCGAAGCTGGGGACATCGTTGTGGTTGGCCGAAAAGGTGGAAAACGATGGGGCGCACATATCACAAGAGCAGTCAATGTGACTGAGGAATATGTAGAAACCATCGAGGGAAATGCACACGGAGAGCTCGGAGATGGGAGTTGGGGCGAGGGTGTCATTACAACCAAGCGCCCATTTAAGGGATATGAGAGCGAGGGTGAGTCTCGTATCATGTTCGCTTATCGCTTCTTGGATGAAGATTACGAGGGATAATATGTTTACATTTAGCCAATTTGTTGATGCTCTTATCAAGGGGCATGGGCACCGCTATATCAAGCGAATCCCTTATATGACTCCCAAAGGTCGCCGTTATCGTTATATCTACAAAGTGACGCACTCTCACAAGGGTAAGCAAGCAATACATGAAGACCATCTTCAAGAGGGTACAAAGTTCATGATGCACACTGAGAGCGGTAAAGAGGTGCATGGCCATATCAAGAGCGTTAAGGGAAATACAGTAACCTATGTAATTGACGATGGCGCTGATAAAGGGAAAGAAGTCACGGGCACTAAAGCGGAAATCCTAGCAATGCTCAATGAGAAGCATGGCGTAGAGGAGAAGCTACAAGAGAAACGTGATCAGTTGAAAGCAGACATCGAGCAAGCTAAACAGACTGGAACTGAGAAACAAGTCGCTCGTTTAGAGGCTCAGCTAAAGAAGTTGGGCGGTGAACCTACTAAAGAGGGAGCGGATAAAGGGCTCTCAAAGAAAGAGGTCACCCTCGCTAACCAGATCCAATCTAGCGCAAAGAAAAACTTAGATTACCTAGAGAGAATCATTACAACAGAGAATCGAGAGTCTAACGATTACAGATCTAAAAAATATCTACAGGCATCCGTTGAACGCATCTTTGATGAGGTTGCAAATCCGCTAGGGTTAGACACTGATTATCTTTACATTGCAAAGATGACACCTCGTTTTTTGAATATAGATGCTACTCAAAACGCTGATTTCTTTGATGCTGTATATAAGGTCTACGAGAACGCCTCAGACACAGATAAAGCGCATTTGGAAGCATATCACAAGATTATTAAGCAACTCGTTGACCATACTACGACTCATTCCAGAGGAGGAGGCTTGACAGCAGAGGAGAGGCGCAACTTTAAAAAGTTAAATCGGCGTTTCAAAGCTCAAGAGGATCTTATCTCTGAGAAGCTACTAAAAGAGGGATAACCCATGAAAACACATAACCCGAACCCGAGTTACATAGAGTTTTTGAGAGACTTAGCGATCAACGCTGAGGACGTAATCGAAAAGGCGATGAAAGGAGGGAGCGTGGGAGAGCGTTCATCGATCCCTCAAGCGCATGATTTAAATCCTTGGGACTCTACGAGTGCATATGGAGACACATATCGAGATTCAACGCATGAGGGGACGCTCGGTTTAGATTATGATGTTTTATTGCAGATGTCTCGCGTTCCTGTGATCAGTGCAATCATTCAAACGAGAATCAATCAAATCGCTGAGTTTTGTAATCCGCAATCCGATCCATATAACGCAGGATTCAAGATTGAGTTGAGAGACAAAGATGCTGAGTTGACAGATAAGCAACGCAAGCGGATAAGCGAGTTGACGAGATGGATGGAGACGTGTGGCGAGGGTTATAAATATGGGGGCGCTGTGGATTTTGAGTCATTTATCCGAATGATTCTGAGAGACTCGCTCACATATGATCAATGTGCTTTTGAGTTATTGAAAAATAAGAAGGGCGAGGTCACTGGGTTTGTCCCTGTTGACGCTGGAACAATTCGTCGCTCAGCAACAGATACAGAGGAGCGCAAGCAAGGTCGCCGTGATTGGTCAGACTCTGCGTTTATCCAAGTGATTAACGGGCAGAAGGTAGCCGAATGGGATGCTGATTCTTTAGCGTTTGGAGTGAGGCGACCTCGCACATGGATTTACGCTCGTGGGTATGGGTATCCCGAGCTTGAGGAGCTGATTAGAACAGTGACATACCTTGTCAACGCTGAGACATATAATGCAAGTAACTTTACAAATGGGATTCATGTAAACTCGATTTTAGCGGTCAAGAGTAAGATGAGTCCGCAGGTATTCCGAGCGTTTAGACGTGATTTCTATGCGATGTTAAGCGGAGCACATCAAGCAAAGCGGACACCAATCCTTCAATTAGACCCAGAGGCGAATGAGGAAGTTTCCTCAGTAAACTTGGGACAAAGTGCCGAGGAAATGGGATATTCCACATGGATGGGATACCTCACAAAGATCGCTTGTGCAATTTATCAAATAGATCCTGCGGAGCTTGGTTTTGTCTTTGGTGCGGAGGGTGTCACAAGCACACTGAGCACAGGAGGCGCTGAATCGAGAATCACATCATCCAAAGACCGAGGCTTGCGTCCTCTGCTAAGACAGGTACAGGGATGGATAAATCGATACATTTTGCACCCAATAGATCCAGAGCTTACATTTAGATTCTGCGGTTTAGATGTCACTAGTGCGGAGGCCGAACTTAAACAGCGAATCGATGCTGTGAGTCACTATATGACGATTAACGAGGTTCGCCAAGATGCAGGACTCGAACCCTTAGAGAAAGGCGGAGACATCGTACTCAATCAAACCTTTGTTACTGCGTTGTCTATGGGTGAGGAGGGTATGGATGAGGGTATGGATGAGGGTACGGAGGGCGCTGATTTCGAAGATGCCGAAACAGATGAGGATGGCGCTGATTTCGATGATGCCGAAACAGATGAGGATGGCGCTGATTTCGATGATGCCGAAACAGATGAGGATGGCGCTGATTTCGAGAAAGCGAATCCAAATCAAATCAAGGTTAGTGTGGATTTATGATGTTTACAAAGCTTGTTGACGATCTCATTGATACTGTGGTGAAAGCTACCTCAGCGAAATACTCACACATTGATTTTGTGCCTCCCAAGGGAGTCCAAGATTCAGCGAGGCGAGGTTTAGAGCTACGCCGTGAGCATGGGAGGGGGGGTTTATCGACCTCCGAAGCAGGAAAAAAGGGAATCGGGAGCGGAGTACAGCGTGCATCCAATTTAATGAGAGGGGATCGTATGAGTCCTCGAACAGTGAAACGGATGCACTCGTTTTTTAGTAGACACAGCGCATACAAGAAGCACCATGACGACAAAAGCTCACCTGCATACATTAGTTGGATGTTGTGGGGGGGTGATGAGGGTCAGCGTTGGAGCGCTAAGATTGTTGAGCAAATGAAGCGAGCAGACGAGGAGGGCAAATGAAACTACATCTAGAAGCAACAAACTCAGAGTTAACTGAGTACGATATTGACACATTGACTCAGCGTATTATTGAAGTCGCTCCCTTAATTGCTCACAATGCGTTCTCAGATTCGCTTGTAAAAGCGTCTGAGCGTGCGGACACACCTGCGGAGCCACATGAGCGGATAAAGGGCTCTAAGCGCAATCCTAAAGGCTCAGCAGAGTCAAAAGAATCAGCGAGCTCGATTGAACTGAGTGACTCTGTGATCAATGCGTTAAAAGATGACGTTAAAGAGCACAATGAGAAAGCCAATGAGGATTGGCAGAAAGTAACGCTTGCGACACTGAAAGCGGTATGGCGTAGAGGTGCAGGAGCGTTCTCCGTGTCACATCGTCCATCTCAGAACAGACAAAGCTGGGCATTTGCCCGAGTGAATGCGTTTCGTAAGATTGCGATGGGTGGAGGAAATCCGAAGTTTGTGCAGGATAATGATTTATTGCACGCTGATCACCCGAGAAACAAAGCAAAGAAGGCACATGATCCTATGTGTTGTGGTGATCTCTTAAACAAGGGGCAGAGAGCGAGAGGAGGTGAGATTGACCTTGTCTCAGAACTCGCAGAACAAATGACTGATTTATATGTGTCTCGGTTGACTGGACTACAAGAGGCCATCAAACAAATAGACTTAGAGGATTCAGAGGATAAATAATATGTTTACATTTTTAGATTGGTTAGATGAACTCATCAAAGGACACGGTCACCGCTATATCAAGCGAATCCCTTACATGACTCCCAAAGGTCGCCGTTATCGTTATATCTACAAGGTTCACCATAGACACCAAGGTAAACACATTCTTGATCCAAAGGATATGAAAGAGGGAGCCAAGTTTATGGTTCACTCTGAAAGCGGTAAAGAGGTACACGCCCACATTACAAAAAGACTCGGGAATACTGTGACCTTTGTTTATGATGATGGTGAGAAAAAGGGACAAACTGAGACTGTCCATGTTGATCGCTTGGCTAAGCTAATTGATGACGCAGTTGAGTCGAGAAAAGTGCTTGAAAATCAGATCAACAAAGTAAAAAAAGATTTAGCGCAAGCAATGAAAACGGGCTCAGCAAAACAAAGAGCAAGACTACAGGCTCAGCTAGATAAATTAACTCAACAGCTTGCAGACAGGACTCGAGTTTTAGAGGACGAGGACGACCTCGAAACTATAACAGAGGACGAAAAAACGCTTGATGAAATGGAAACCGCAGTAGATGAGGCCGATGTTTCTCATTTATCCCAAGAGCAACAAGTAAACGGAATCCAAGCAACTAAAGAAGAACAAATCCAAAGACGAGATTTTAAAAAGTGGTTTAAAAACTCTGTTGTTGTGGGTGAAAATGGGGAACCAGCAGAACAATGGGGCTCTCGTCCCGTTCGTGTTTATCATGGTACGGCAAGAGGAGGGTTTAGTTCATTTAGTAAAGAGGCTGATAAAGGCTCAAATATATTTGGAAAAGGGTTTTATTTCACTGCGGACAAAGAGATCGCTACTGAATACTCTAAAAGAGACGTTGAGGAAGTTGGAAGCGATGCAAATCCCGAGGTTTTTGAGGTATTCTTATCACTACAAAATCCCGTTGATATGCGTAAAGAGGTAGATGAGGCTGAGTTTGCGAGTATGTGTAAACATATTCACGAGGCAAAACTCGAGGAACTACAAAAACGTGTTGATAGGGATGAGCGTGATCTAAAAGAGGCTCAAAAAGTATTAGACACATTTACTGTACTATCAGATGTCAACACATCGGGCGAGTTTGGTTATTATCACGAGCGAGGGAGTTTCGGAGAGCCCGATATATCTATTCAAGTAGAGAGAGGGGAGAAGATCCCTAAAGGCTACGCTATGGTAGGTGATTTATATAACGGGAAAATGATTTGGAGATTGATGCCCGAGGAAGATGTCGAGAATAGCAAAAAGAGCAACGAGATTAAATTACAGCGAGAACAAAGACAGCTCAAAAGGTCACAAGAGCTCCTTGCGC